CAAGGAATCGTTGTTTGGGGTCAAAAAACACTACAGTTAGAGAATACAGCATTAGATAGAATTAACGTTAGAAGGCTTCTTGTTGACGTAAGAAGAAAAGTCAGAAATGTCGCAAATACCTTGTTATTTGAACCTAATAGAGAAGAGACATTAGAGAGGTTTGCAGCACTAGTAAATCCGATTCTTCAGTCCGTACAAAATCAATCAGGTGTTGACAGATACAAGGTTGTTATTGACTCGTCAACTACAACTCAGGCAGATATTGAGAATAACACACTACGTGGAAAAATTTACTTACAACCAACTAGATCAGTTGAATTCGTTGCTTTGGACTATGAAATCACAAATGCAGGTTCAAATATTTAATTACTAGATATATAATAATATTAAAGGAGATTTAAAATGGCAGAAACACTTTCAGTCACGGATATGTTACCAAATAAGTTTGAACCTAAAAGAGGATATCGATGGGTTCTTGCAATAGAAGGAATTGACTCATTTTTAGTGCAGTCAACAGCTCGCCCTACAGCTACAATTGGTTCACAAGAGATTAAGTTTATCAATAGCTATCGAAAAATATCAAACGGTAAAGTCACTTGGGGTAGTATTAGTGTTGATTTACATGATCCGATTGCACCGTCTGGGGCGCAACAAGTTATGGAATGGGTTAGAACTCACATGGAAAACGTGTCTGGTCGTGCAGGGTATGCCGACTTTTACAAAAGAGATCTTCAGCTAAAAATGCTCGATCCTATTGGAACAGTTGTTGAACTTTGGGATATTAAAGGCGCATTTATTACAAATGCAACTTTTGGTAGTCTGAGCTATAGTGGCGATGAAATTATGAAAATAACTTTGACATTAGAAGTTGATAATTGTATTTTGCAATTCTAAACAAATATAATTATAATTTTTACTTAATGGTGAGCTTCTGTATAATTTTATATGGAAGCTTTTATTTTTACTGGGAGATTTAGATGAGTGAATACGCTAGCAAAGTTAACGTAATGAAAGAAGAATTTGGCTGGGATATACCATATGAGACAGTTCCTTTGCCTTCTAGAGGTGTTTTGTATAATCCAGACAGTACCCTCTATAACGCAGAAACATTGCAGATTAAGGCAATGACCGCGCAAGAAGAAGATATCTTAACGAGTCCTGCATTTATTAAGGAAGGAACAACTATTGATAACTTGATCAAGTCTTGTCTTGTTGATAAGTCTATAGACCCTTTAGACCTAACAATGGGAGATAGAAACGCTCTAATGATATCAATAAGGATTACTGGATATGGAAGTGATTATAACATGACTCACTCTTGTCAATATTGCAATAGACAAAATAAAATTGTGGCGCAACTATCTGAATTGGCAATAAAAAGAATGAAAACAGAACCTATTAAGCAAGGTAAAAATCTGTTTTCATTTGTATTGCCTGTTACTAAAAAAACTGTGCAATATAAATTGCAAACATGTAGAGACGAAAAAGAAGCAGAAATAACAAATAAAAGAATGAAAGCACTAGGTGTTAACACAAACAATACCGTAACTAGTTATTTACAAAATACAATTGTTTCTGTAGACGGCATTACTGACAAAAACAAACTTACACACTTTATTAAAAATATGCCAGCTAGAGATTCTAGAGTATTAAGACTACATATGCAAGAAAACGAGCCTGGAATTGACATGTCTTGGGAATACCAATGTGACGGATGCAAGACAAATAACGACATTAAACTTCCGATCACCACTGAATTTTTTTGGCCCAGCACATAGCTGGCGCGAAAATATTTTAGAAGAATTTTTTCTGCTCCAGATGCACCTCAAAATGACATATTCAGAGGTCAAAAAAATGCCAGTTAGACATAGACACTGGTTTATAAACAGATTAGTGCGTCATTTTGAAGAGCGTGAGGAGTTAAGACAAAATGACTCGTCATCTAATAATAATCCTTCAGAAAGCTTAAACAACTTATCTATTTTTGAAAATCAAGTTAAAAGTAAGCTAGAGTGATAAATAATTACTTTAAAACAGTAAGGAGAATATTATGGCACCAGCAAATCCCCCGGATCCGGAGGCAAAACTAAATGAAATAACCGTAGAGCAATTTCAGGCAGCAATTGCAGCCGGTGTTGCAGGCGGGATGGGAGCTACCGGCGAGCAAAAGAAAAAGACGCCTATCGAAGAAGGAGGAGGAAGTTCAGTAAAAATATCAACAGAAGAAGCTGAAAGTTTCGTTTCGAAGGCTTTTAGTTTCGCCGGGCGTTCAATCGAGGGTATGTCATCAATGGGAATGACAGCTTTATCTGAACTCTATGCACAAATGGATGACTTGGGAAAAAGATCGCGTGCAATGGAAGAAGAGTTAGGATATTTTTATCAAGCGAGAAAAGAGTTTGGAAATATTTCCATTGATGCTGTCAAAAACGGAGAAAAGATAAAAGGTGTTGCCGGCGATTATATTAGGACCTTTGAGGCGATTTATAAGTCAGCTACAGACTCAATTACAGAGACAAACTTAGAGTTTACTGACGGTTATGATAAAGCACTCGATCCGATGTATAACTATTTTGAGAGCGCTGAAGAAGCAGCAGGACTATACGCATCAATAATGTCAGAGATCGGTAGTGACACACCTAAAATTTTAAAAGAGTTGAATGAAGAAGAGTCTAAAAGACTGACTTTCTTTTCTAAGACGCTGGACATTGCAGAGCGTGATGTGTCAGCAATAATTAGACGTCAATATGCTTTTACGGGAGAAGCGTCAGATGAGATCCTAGGACAAATCGGTACTGTGTCTAAGTCACTTTCTGACGCAACAGGTATGAATGCTCAACAACTCAAGCGCGGTATTGTAGAAGTTATGTCAGACGTTGATAAATTTGGCAATATCGGAGTCGACGCAGCCGGTCGTATTTCAGCTGCATTAACGCAACTAGGCGTAGACTTCCAATCATTTCAAAGGTTAACCGATCAATTTATGAACTTTGATAGCGCGGCGAATAAAATGGGCGAATTGTCTGCGCTGTTTGGAATTCAATTAGACGCCATGGAAATGACTTATCTTGCCAACGAAGATCAAGAAGAATTTTTGTTTAGAATGCGAGAAGAGATCATGGATACCGGTATCGATGTTGAAAACATGTCCAATGCTCGTGCCCGGGCTCTAGCCGGTCAGTTAAACATGTCAGTAACAGAAATGAAAACTTTTCTTCGGGAAGGAGAATTAGCTGTAGGGCAAATGGAAATGGAAGGTGCAACAACTGCTGCAGACAGCATGGATGCCTTAACAGTTGCAGGTAGAGACTTTGGAAATGAATTTGAAAGAAGTGCACAGACTGCCGAGGAAGCGCTTAAAGAAAAGCTAAAAAGATCAATTATTGAAACTCGAAACGAAGCAGTTGGACTAAGAGATGAACTTAATCAAACAGCAACAGCAGCACAAAAAATACAGATACCTGATTCTATTACAAACGTTAGAGGACAGTACACTAAGCTAAGAACAGAATTTCAAGCTACGCAAACATCAATTTATGAAGCAGGCACAAAACTTTTTCAAGCTTCTTCAGAAGCATTAGGGAAGGCTGTTAACGAAGAAATTATTAAAAATTTAAATAGTTTTGAAGCTAAAATGAACTATTACAATAACACAGTAATACCTGGATTAGAAAAACAGGCCAAAAACGCAGCTAATGTAACATCTTACGGGTCTGCTACAAATCCAAACTCTATTAATATTAAAAATAAGGTATTTAAAAAAGAAGAAGTAGAAAAAGTTAAAAATGAGCAACGGTTAGGAGATGTCTTAAAAGCACAAGGCGTAACCCAGGGGCAAGTAGATGCTATAGTATCGGCAATGAAAGATCAAAATAAAGTGTTAAATTTACAAGTAGATCTAGACGGCGACACTGTTGCTGACAAAACATACAAGGTTTTAATCAATAAAGGACAGCTTGTTACTAGTGAAGTTGAACAAGGTTAAAGATGAAAGAAAAAATAAGAGAAGAAATATATAAATACGTCAACACACTTGACATGAGCAGTGAAGAAATAAGTGTTATAGATACTTATATAACAGATATGCTAGACATGCTAACACCTATTATCGACATGCAAGAAGATATTCTGTCTGACGATAAAAAAATTAATGACTTAAAGCAGTTAATATTGGCAAATCTAGGAGATAGTTTTGAGCCGAAAACCAACTAGAGAAACATTAAAATCTTTTCTTCGCACAAAAGGTTCAACTGATACTTTTATTACTTATACACGTGAGAATAGAGATGGCCCTAACGGAACAAACCCTACTGGTAATGGATTAGGTGTCGATCCCGGGACTGGAAAAGAACTTCTTGCGCTTCAAGACCCAGCAGCAGGTTTATTAGGTGACTATGTCAAATATATCGTTGACCGGTCAAACAACGTCCATAAGTTTAAGCCGGGAAATAGTAATGTATCATCAACTAATAGAGGCGATGATCTAACAATAGCTGACAGCCATGGTGTCATCGAGCCTCATGTCAAGCAAGGTACAGAATTAAAGTCACACCAAGACAATTATAGCAACAGTAAACAATTCGATTCCTCTGGAACTCCTCTAGACACTTTAATCGACAAGGTGGGTAAAAACTTTAATAATCACTCAAAGTTAAAGGATATCAAAGGTCGTCCTTCTAGTATATACGGACAGACAAACGTTACTCCAGAAGGTGATCAAAGCGATATTGTTCAAGCGACACAAAAAGTATTTTTGGCAAACAACAGATTTGCAAACGTAGGTGATGACAAATCAACTTCATTTACAATTAAACCACAAGATCCAAATGAGTTTGACGCTACTAATAAAGAATCAGCAATAGGAAGTGTGACATTACAAAACAAATTTGGAAAATATGATAAAAATGAGAAAAAAATAAACTTTGACGATCTTAAGACACTTGGAGCATCTTTATTACTTAAATCTTCTGGGTTTGATTTAAGTGTTACACCGGGACAGTCGATCGATCCTGATAGATTTGATCCGGGTACAACTACCTCGCAAAATTTTGACGTTAACGCAGGTTTTACGAAACTAGATATAGACAGTTTGCGAGGTAAAAATGCATCAGGGTTTCCTCAATATGAAAATGCAAATGAGTCTTTTAGATCAGGACGTGGTGATTCAGTAGAAATAGATCAAAA